TTTAAATTTCAAATCCCCTCCATAGCGTTATGCAATTTTGACATAACATTTATCTTCCGTAATATTCTGTAACATCAAATGTAAACGTTTTTGACATGTTGTAGTTAGTGGTGGCTATACAGCTTGATATTGTGTGCTGATAATTCTCTATTCCATACGGGCAAGATCTATCTGAATGTTGCAAAAGATACCTGTATGTTTTACCTTCAAACTTCTCATTAACCACAAATAGTTCATATTTTTTCTTGCAGTTCGGGCAAGTTGGCAATTTTCTTTTACTTCTGGATCTGGTTTTCTTTTCCATGTTACCACCTATTTCAAAAGGTTACTTTCTTCTAAAAGGAAAGAGTTTCCAAGGGTCGTTAGTCTCTTTCTTTCTCCTTTTTTACCATCAAGCATAAAACCACCATTTACGAGGATATGATAAAGTGTGTGACCTATCCAAAAAGCAGTTTTCCCATTAGCTTGATAATTCAGTTTTTTGGCAATAAGCCTGCGTTTTTCTTTTACTGATCCGTTTATTGCTTCACCGAAATTAGTTCCCTTGAAAAGATCGTTTATAAATTTGTCTGGTGCTTTCATAATGTCCTCCGATTTTAACCTTGATCTCTCAGGGTGTTTGTTTTATATATCTCTCAATTCTACAGAATGTTTATATTCAATATCGACCCACCAGTCTTGGAAACAATCGCAACAAACCCTATGCCCTTCTCCTATCAAGTTTTTATTGCCGAACCAAGGGCAACCACACTCTGGACAATGGGTTGCATTTTGGGCAAGATTACCCTCTCTTTGCATTCCATTTTTTAAGGCTTTTTCTTTCGTATAACCCCTTGCTTTAACCATTTCAATCTCCTGTATTAATTAAGCCCCTTTCGGGGCGGTTTGGTTTATCCCCATTGCTCTGCCATAGCATCGGCAATCCCCGGGTATGTTTTGGATCTTATTAATGCTCTGTTTTTTGATGGGCCTAATTTATTTTGACCTGAATCGGTTTGATTCCCCCACCGCTTGTACTTTTTACCGTTAATTTCAACTATTCTGGGGGGTATTTGTTCAGTTCTTCTCAATTCTGACAATCCCTTTAGCCAAAGTCCTGTTTTTTTAGAAGCATCATGCCCAAACCAATGTGGTTGAATGTATTGAGGTTTTGGTAAATTGGTAAAAGTGTTTATCATTCCCACTGGATTTTCTAAACATATCTTCCCAATATCCTGACCCCATATGTATTTTATAGAATCTATCGCCTCCATTGACTTTCTCATTCTTTCAGGGTCTTTAGTAGACCTAAACCAGCCAGAACCGCAAATGTAAGTACAAGGAGGAAAAGCAATTAACATGTCCCATTTTCCAGACTGGTGAAAGACTCTCCTTATATCATAGTTAAAATGCCATTCGGGATTATTTCCAGATGTCTCTAAAATATCACAACTATAAGCTTCATGCCCTTTATCCCTAAAAGCTTTTGTAACTACCTGACTCTCTTCATATGCTATTAATATTTTCATTTATATAAGCTCCTTTAGCTCTTTATCATCAGAAGAATAAACACCTGTTGTACTTTCCCAAACCCTACCGTTGAAACTCATTCTTGCAACTATTTTGCCCATGTGTGTTATATTTCCACCACACCAATTTCCACCACCTAAATCGTATTCACCAAGATAATCGCTCTGTATGTTCTGCGCCTCTTCAATTGTTTTAAAATCTATCAACATACATGGAGACATTTCTCTATCTGGATCTTGTCCAAAATCAGGGTTTCCGCATGATTTTAATTCTATTAAATATGTTTTTGGTTTTTCAGTTCCGTAATCATTCCCAACACAATCCGAATCCTTCAATATATTCAATCCGCTTTTAGTTGTGCTGATTATTTCTTTTCCGCTTGCTGTTCGTTCCATGAGTTTAATCTCCCAATAGTATTTAATCCCCCTTTCGGGGGAGTTGGTTTATCTTGTCGCTTTTGCGTATAAGCAAGCTATCCATCTTTTTTTCTCTTCACAGTCGTTTAAGTCTTTGCATTTTTCACAGTATTTTTCAGAACATTCTTTGTTTGTCATTTTCTTTATTTGTTTTGAGTTTGTCATTTCGTTTTCCTTTGTTTTGGTTTTTGTTAAGCTCTTAAATACTATCCTACAGTAACTTTAGAAACTTGTCAAGAACTATTTCAAAGAAAAGTGAAATAAATTAAAATAAAATTACCTTTTGATTTTCATATACACCGCAAACCCTTTCAACATCAGGGTATTTAGATTTATATTTTTCGTAAAATAAAGAACATATTTCTAAGTAATCACCTTGAGAAACGCATTTATCCTCTGCAAAGTTTTTAACTTCGTCCCTGAATATGGGAATAACCGTAACACCCAATGGAACTTTTGCGTTGTGTTTTTTTGGAGCGCCTGCACCTTTTCTTTTCCCGCCTCTACCCATGTTAATCAGTCTCCTTTTTATCACAAATACAAGATTTTCCTTCGTGGCAAGGCCAACTTAGTTTCGGGGGATCTTTAATCTCCACGTGATGAACATAAACAGAATCCCAGCCTTTTTTAAATTCAACATATCTCGGATCGTCAATAAGGTATTTAGAATAATTCAAAGGATCCTTACCCGCTCTGAATCTTTTAACACCTTCTTTAAATGCTTCGCTTTTCATATTTCCTCCTTAAAATTAGATTTATACAGATAGTAATATACGTTTAGATATATGTCAAGATGAAAATCATACCGTTATGCCAAATTAGGCATAACGCTAAATATAAACATTGACAATTTGATATTAAGGGTATACAATAAGAACATAAAATATAAACACTAAAAAGGAAACAGAATGGTTATTGGATTAGTTGAGGTAAAAAAGGATTGGATATTTTGTGATAGTTCTTTAGTAGCTCGTAAGTTTGGAACAAAACACATTTACGTAGTGAGGATTATTAAAAAACTAATAACCGATATCGGAGATTTAAGGGGGATTTCAAATCACCCTAAATTTGAGATTGAAAAAAGAAGTTACAGAGGAAATAATTACGAAGCTTATTTGATGGACAGGAGATTTTTTTCATTACTCTCTATGAGGTTCAAAGGTAAAAAGGCGCTTGAATGGCAAATTAAATTTAACGATGCTTTTTACCTTATGGAAACAAGATTGCTTCAAGGATCAAAAAACAAATCCGATATGGCTTGGATAGGTTTTAGGGATCAAGGAAAACTCACCAGAAAAAACGAAACGGACACTATAAAAAAGTTTGTTGAATACGCAACGGCACAGGGTAGTAAATCTGCTAAATTCTACTATAAACATATTACCAATGCATCATATAAAGCTCTTGGTTTAATGGCTCAATCTAAGCCAAAACTAAGAGAATCGATGAATATTATTGAGATTAGTGAATTGATGCTTGCTGAGAGATACGCCGAAGGACTTTTAAAAAAATATATGAAAACTGGCATGAAATACAAGGATATTTATAAGTTTGTCAGAGATGATTTAATAACCTTTTCCAATAACCTAAGGATTGAATAATGAACATATTCGAAATAATAGGATGGATAGCATTGAGTTTAAATGTTTGGGGTAATTTAGCCCTTGCTAAAAAGAGTAATTTTGGGTGGTTGATAAGGCTTGCTTGTAATGTTGCATGGGTGTTTTACTCTGTCTATTTTGAAGTGTGGCCACTTCTTGTTAATCATATTTTATTTGCTGGAATTAATATATATGGGTGGTTTGAATGGACTAAAAATATATATAAATGCTCTTGCGGTATTAAATATGAAAATCCTAAATATGGAACAAATTGTATTTGTGAAATGCCAATAAGAAAATAGTTTTAAATATACCAAGTAAGGAGGACAGAATGGATGTATTAGAAATATTTAAGAAAATACGCAAAATAATACCGTACAGCGTTCATGTTAATATCAGAAGTAACGTAAATGGAAAACATAGTGTGGTTATAGAAATAATAGAGCCTAATACTATGTTTAGCTTTTTATATTTTATAAGCATTAGAAAATATAAAAACCTTCCAGAGAAAAATAATTTTATTGCTATAATATGTGATGAGTTTATTCGTAAATATCAACACCGTGGATCAGGTAGCACTAATAAATTAAAATAATGAAATATAACTTTAACGGAAGGATAAGAAAATGCGACCACAAGACATAATAATAGGAACTTTTTACAGGTTAAGAAGTAGCCCTAATTATGGGTATGTAAAAGCTCTGGAAGTTATACCGCCGAAAACAGGAGTTAATACACATGGATATAAAATCGTAAAATGTGAACATTCCGTATGTAAAGGCAACTCTATATTTATTAGATATTTTAGGCCAGTTGATATGATTAAGGATAAGATAAAATAAATTTATCAGGGATAATTTAATAAAATGTCAAAAATCATAAACAGAAACTGGACAAGATTTGCTTTAATATCACTTATTAATAATTATGGTTGGGATGTTACAGAAAAGAAGCTTACTGGTTTTTGGGATATTGTGGCAGAGTATTTTACTGTTTAAAGAGGGAATAACAGGAGGGGCGATGAGTTCAGAATATAGTGTGTATATAGGAGAGGTTTTAATAATAAATAATAAACAGATTGAAACCCCAAAGATCATAGACTATTGTTTTAACTGCAACCAAGAAATATCATCTAAATATTGTCAAGATTGTGGGACAAAAGCACAATTCAAAAATATTATAGAAAAAATAGATATAAATATATATGAAATCCTTGAAAAAGCAGGGGTTAAAGAAGATGAATATCAAGTTATAAAAGCAGAATTTAAAATATATTTAATACCAAACAGTGGTAATAATGTATTTTTGGATAGCTACTCCACAGCCGATTTTAAAGAAATGGACAACACCCAAAAAGACTGGCTAAAAATATCTGAATATCTAAAGAAAACAGATATGGAATGGGAATTAAAAACAGGTATTTTAGGAGAGTGGGGATAACCGGAGAGCTTTGGTGATAAGGATTTATAATTAAAACTATGTGAATAACAGGAGGGATTATGACAATTAAAAAACTAAAAGAAATTGCAGGCCAGTGGAACGGTAAAAAGAATGATATAGAGAGGTGGTCGGCTTTAAAAGGGCTTGGTCTTTCTGGCTGTCTAACGTTAATACTCGACAATGACGCTACATATGTGGGCTTTAGGGATAAACACATCCCAAAAGGATTAGACCACGATGATTTGCCAGAATTAAACGGATTTAGTGATTTTATAGGGAACGACTACGGGCTTTTTGAAATGTTTTCAGCGTTCGGAATATTTGCAGAGGGTTGTTAAATGTATGGCGATAAAATAGAATCAAATGAAACTCTCGCAGGGTTACCCAGAAAATGCCCAGAGTGCAAAATAATAGCACATTACGAGGTTAAAGGCAGGAAATCAAAAGAGGTTGAATGCCCTTTGTGTGATTTTAAATTTACTGTTCAGAAATATAAAAGAGGGGAAAGGCCGAAATGAAAGCAACTATAATAAAAACATTACCAATGTTAGAAAATTGGATTAAAACATGTGATAAGTGCTGCTTTAAAAACAACAGAGGTTGTATAGAAACAGCCGAGGATATCACGGAGGTTAATTGTAATAAAGAAAAGGTGTATTTTATCAAAGAAAATATATAATTATTGTTAAAACAATCATATGTGATATAGTTCAGATTATTAATCTAATATAACGAACAGTGTAGTGAGTAGATGCGTAACTTAAAAGCAAGACAGCAGAGTTACAACGGGGATTCGTCCCAAATACGAAAACTACACCAATTTACATATCATTATTTACGTTTTAATCCTTGGAATTATACATAAGGTATGCCACTATAAAATATTATTCGGTAGAGCGAATATAATTATGTTATCTGTTTTTTTAACGATGCCTATCCGACGCTTGTAGCGTGCTCTACCCGGATGGGCATTTGCTGTTTATGTGGCTTGTGCCGAAATGGAAGCGGGAAAAATAAACCCATGGATACTATTTTTTATTACGCAGGTTCGAATCCTGTCAAGCTGCACATAAAAGGGATGATATGTCTATTGTAAATTCGAAAACCGACACCGACTATATGTATCCATTTAAAAATCTGATCAGGAAAAGGGTTCAACTCTTAAGCCAAGGCGGGTTTAATAAAAAAGAAATAAAGCAAAATACATATGATTATTTCTTGAATTTGCTCTTTATACACGGTGATAACAGTAAACCACCTAAAGGCTTTATGAAAATGGAGTTTGAACAGGATAAAATAAACAAAATAAAAAAATCAAATATACATTGGTTAGATAAGGTGTATCAAATATATAGGGTTAAATATGGATAAAACAAAACTATGTTATTTCTATAAAAAGCTGTGTATATATTGTATTGAAAATGTTTGTACTATTGGGAACACGACTCACCACACACAAAAGAGGTAGCTTATTGCCCACAAGAATCATTAAAACGATCTGAAGCTAATAGAAGGAAATGGGTGCAATGAAACGTAAGAAAATAAAAATACATTGGACATGCTCAGATAATACACACCATTCTCATAGGTTTAAGTTTACTGCTAATATTTGTGGGAAAATTCAACATCTAAAAGAAAAAATAAAGAATATAGAAAATGAGAATATTGTTTTTATGAATACTATATTCTTACAAAAAGGTGATTTTTTAAGAAGGAATGAAACCCCAAAGTTTAAAATATCTAGGTGGCTGCTCACAACTCTATTGGCTCCGTTTTTATTAGTTGCATTCCATTTAATATTTATTAAGCTTTCGATAAACAAAGGGTTTAATTATTCTTTCAAAAGAATAGCGCAAATGTTGATTTGCTTATATTTAGGGGTATCCGATAGGATTATTATTGAAAAGGTGAAATAGTGAATAAAATCTATAATAATATAGTCGAAAAACATACCTTAAGATATGGAGCGTCAGCGAATCATGTAGGAAATGTTATTAAGATAGTCTGCGAAGAATTCACCATAGAGCTTGAAAAAAGAGATAATCTTATGGATGATTTAATATCAAAAGTAGGTAGTACTCTTGAAACTAAAGATTTAGTAGATCTACTAAAAAAGGTGAGAGGGCTTAGAAATGAGTAAAGCCAAAAAGAAAAGAAAGCATAAAATGGAGAGAAGAAAAATGGAGCTTCTTCAAAAGGGTATATCTGAGGATATACCCTGGCACATTTTTCATATGTTTTTACCTGAAGGCTCGATTAATAAAAAATACTTTAATAAACCACTTCCATCAACTTTTGAATAGGTGAATACAATTTGTAATAAAAAGAAAGTCTCCATAGAATATATAAACTGGCTACTTGAAGAACGAGCTAAAATAAACAGCATGAATTTAAAAGATATTGAGTTCAGTGAGAACACTAAAGTTCTTGATATTGACCCTATGATTATAGAAGAATTTAATTATACAGGGCTTTGTAATATAGATTTTATTACAAGTGGATTTTATAAAGAATTTCCCCACAAAGCATATTTAAAGCCCGAAACAAAAGTGAGAGATCTATGCACGAAAGAAGACAAATAATGTGTAAATGCAACAAAGACAACCCAGATAAAAGCTGTGATAAGTGCAGAGGTGGAAGGCCTGTAAAATATTATCCTAAGATCATAGCTGAAATGATTAAATATTTTAATATATCTCCCGGGAAAGATGTAGAGGTTGAGAATTCAAAAGGTATTATGCAATCAGTTAGGCATGCCGCAGATTTCCCAACAAAATCAGGGTTCGCAATTAGTGTTGGGCTTGATAGATCTACCTTAAATCAATGGTCTAAAGAGGTTTTCCCAGAAGGGCACGAAAGCGAAGGAGATTTGAAATACCCAGAGTTTTCCCACGCCTATAAAAGTATAATTGATTATCAAAAACACATATTAATAACCAACGGACTTAAAGGAGGGTATCAAGCAAATTTTGCAATATTCACAGCTAAAAATGTTCTTGGTTGGAGAGACAATAAAGATATTAAACTCTCCGGGGATAAAGATAATCCATTACAACTAACCCAAATTTATATTCCTGACAATGGAAGAGATTAGACCACAAAAAGGCCCTCAAGAAAAATTCATGTCAACATCTGCTGACATCGCCTTATACGGTGGAGCTGCTGGCGGCGGAAAAAGTTTTGCCTCAATATTAGAGCCTCTCAGGCATGTAAATAATAAAAAGTTTGGTGCTGTAATATTTAGAAGAACGCTCCCCCAGGTAACTTCAGAGGGTGGATTATGGGATGAGGCCGAAAATATATACACCCCATTAAGAGCTGAGCCGAAACAAACCCCTAGGCTAGAATGGAAATTCCCCTCAGGATCAAGAGTAACGTTCGCGCACCTTCAGCATGAGAAAAACCTCAAAGACTGGCAAGGATCACAAATTCCTTTAATAATATTTGATGAACTTTGCCATTTTACCGAAAAACAGTTCTGGTATATGTTTAGTCGTAATAGGTCAATGTGTGGGATTAAGCCGTATATTAGAGCGACATGCAACCCTGACCCTGATTCATTTGTTTGTAAATTAATTGAATGGTGGATTGATCAGGACACTGGATATGCTATTAAGGAAAGATCAGGAGTCATAAGGTATTTTCTTCGAATATCTGGTGAAATTATATGGGGTAAAAATGAAGACGAATGCTTTAAAAATGCAAAGATAGATAAAGTAAAAAATAGTAAACTCCCCGTACATAAAAGAAAAACCCCAAAATCTTTTACATTTATAGCATCCAACCTTGAAGACAATAAAATATTAATGGAGAATGATCCAGGGTATGCGGCAAACCTTGACGCAATGCCTCTGGTAGATAGGGAAAGACTAAAAAAAGGTAACTGGAAAATTAAGCCAGCTTCAGGGCTATACTTTAAAAGAAGATATTTTGAAATTGTGGAAAATGGCAAACCTCCAGTTTCAAAAGCAAGGGGATGGGATTTAGCCGCAACCCCAAAAGAAGAAAATGAAAAAGCCGACTTCACAGCAGGAGTTCCGATATACAAAGGCGATGACGGATATTTTTATATCACTGGCCTTATCCATGAACAAATGTCACCCGCAAAAGTAGATGAGTCAATAGTGAATTGTGCATCAAGCGATGGCTTAGACTGTGTTGTCAGGCTCCCTCAAGATCCAGGGCAAGCAGGGAAAGCACAAATGGTTTATTATGCAAAGCTTTTACCAAGGCATATTCTTAGACACAGGTCAATGAGAGGGGACAAGGTAACAAGGGCGGGAGGGTTCTCTTCCGCTTGTGAAAATGGGCTTGTAAAACTCGTTAAGGGTCCATGGAATGATAAATTTTTAGACCACGCAGAGGCATTTCCACCAAAATCAGGATCACCGGACATTATAGATGCGGCCGTTGAGGCATATCATGAATTAACAAGCGAGGTCGGTTTTTTTAATACAGATATTTAAGGCCCATCATAACCTTTTCTCCATTCTGTATGGTCTTTGCTCAGTATCCCGCACTTATCACAGCTATAAAAACCAACGACACAAGGCTTTACGGATCGTTTGCATGCTTTACAAGCAAGATATTCATATTTTAATAAAGATGCGTTTCTAGTTATCATAAATAGGCCTTTTATTTAACCCCACATACCACAAAGTACAAAATATGCGGGGTTGTGATTTGAAAAATTGAGTTATGGGTTAGTTTCACATGTTTCAGAATCCATTAAAGTATATGGACCGCAAACACCAGTAGAAAACTCTGTTGCAGCTTCAAGGGCTATTATTATTCGGTCATATGGTTTTTTATTCACAGATGTAAAAAGGGAGCCTCTTGCATAATATTCACCACATCCAGTGGCCAGAAAATCGGTTTCACTTTCTGCAACTTGATAATCGCTATGTACTTCAAATAACCTTCCTTCTACACCAACAAGAAAGTTACCCCCACTCTCCTCACCATCTTTTTCTTTTGAGTATCCACCATCCTTTAGACACTTCCGCACGGCGTCAATAAAATCTGTACACATGTATTCATATAAATCTTTTTCAATAACCGGGAGTTCTAGTTTAAATCTAAGCAGCTGCCCCATTCTGAAACTTGTTGTAAAACCTATTAAGAAGAAACTTGACCTTTCGTTTTTAATTCCAAAAACTTTTGTATCTTTTCTCCTGTGTATATTAGACCCTGAAACTCCAGCAGAATCCCCGCCAATATAAACAACTCCATTATCTACTATTCCAATTATACAAGTCATTTAATTCCCCTCTGTAAACACTGTTTCAGTTGCCTCTAAACCTATTGGTGGTTGAGTTGACCCACCATAAACCCTAACCCAAATAAAACCATTTTCAGCAACGTGTTTTTTCTCTTCTTCATTAAGTTCCCATTTAGAAACAACCTGTTTTCCATCACGAAAACATGGTAAAGAAGAGCATTCTTCATCTGTCATGCTTTTTGGTTTTTGTAGGTCTGAATTTTGTTCTTTGAATTTAATTGGTTTCATTATTTACCTCTCCAAATTTAACAGATATTTTCCCATCATCACTAGACTTAGTAAATACTCCAGTGTAATAAGGAATTTCCTCACCTACAATAACTTTTCTAAATTCTGGGCTATATCCCATATAAGTATAGGAATGAATATCAAGTTGATCTATCCTTAAAGGAATAAAGCTATTGAAAAGAACTTTAACGGAATCATATTCAAGCAGAAAATCGGTGCTAATATTTATTTTCCCTAGTCTATCTTTCACGGTCCTACCTCCAAATATGATTCTTCTTTAACTTGGATTATCTCAATTCCAAGCATTTTTAACATATTATAAAAACAATCATCAGATTCAATAGAATCAACTTCTTTTAATCCGATGTAGATTTTAGATGGATACTCACGGAAACGCTTTTGGTATTTTCCAAGTTTATTTTTAATACAGTCCACAACTGTTTTAATCTCCTCAATAAACCCATTCTCTTTCAACCACAAAAGAGTTTTTTCATCCATCCAGTTTTCATTCTCAACAGTCCACTCAATTTCAGGATAAACACCGAATTTATGAGCGAGTAAATCAACTCCGTTAATGTGGAACCCAGAATCCATAAGAATTTTTACAGAAAGTTTTTTGAGCAGTTTGTGTTTTGTTTTGGGTGGTCCGGTTGTGACAGGTTGTCCGGTGTGAATATGTGGAAAATCTTTGTCGTGATTCCATAAAATCGATGTTTGTGGGAGTATATCTTTTTCAAATAAATCGAGGTATTCTGCATGTTCTTTCAGTACTTCCGCAAAACAGCCTTCTACCATTTCAAGAAACCCAACAGGCTTTTCAAACTTAAAAATATGCTCATCACAATTGATACTATATAAATTTTTAGGCATTAAACAGGTTGACCCTTCAGAAGTGCCGAAATGAGAATCAAAAATACAACCCTTGCATTCTTTTCCAAGGTGTAGAAATACCTCTTTATTTGTAGAGATAATTCCCGTATTAGATCTAATTGTTGGAACTCTTATAAACATTTCTTCTTTTTTCATATATTCTCCTTTAAATTAGGTAGCTTTAAGTTCCCTTGTTGGTCTTTTTTTATAATATTAAAAAGGCGTGTTGCTTGATCTCTATCTAATATTATCTTTGAATCTCTATTAGAAAGGTTTATGTATTTAAAATAACCGCCATATCCGACTGTTAAACTAACATTAACATCCTCGATTGTTGAGTCGTCTGTTTTGAGACTTACTGACATCATCTCCACCCTTTGGTTAAATAAAATATAAAATAAACAAGCCATATTATGGGGCCACCAACAATAGACATTATAATTAATTTCCTTTTAGGAAAGTGATTAAAAAATAAATCACAACGATAAAAAGCTCTATAGGCCAACCATAGTAAATATATTGAAGCTTGAAAGAAAAATATTCCTATTGTTGGTGATAAATATTCTGATTCCATAATCACTCCCACATGTGATAGTAGTCTTTGTATTCCATCCTAAATCTAGTTTCAGCAATTAGATACATTGATTTCCCTAACCAAGAAACTGAACCATAATCATCGTCTATCTCTTTATTTAATAAGTTACCAAACCAAACCAAAAGCGCTCTGATTTATTAAAAGTGAACCCCTCTCTTAAATCTCTCTCGATCCCAAGTCCGTTTGTTAGGTTTTTATACTCTTTCACAAGTTGTATTTCATCAACCTTGTTTAGTAATTTGAAAGATCTTTCATTGTTGACTGTAACCCGTATCTTTTTAGGTGGTGGAGGAGGTGCTCCAGGGTACATACCGCAGGGCTCACGCATTGAATAATAACATACTAAAATAAGTGCAATAGATATAATGGTTCCCATTATTATAAATACAGCAATTTCAAAATTATCCATATTTTACTCCCTCGGCCATGGCTTATCTGGTTCAATATGGCTTGAATCGTTATTGTAATTAAGCCCAACTTTCAAAGTATAATACAACCCAAGAAAGAATGACTTTATCCATTGTATGTTGAATCTGTTTTTCATTTAATCCCTTTCCCTTTAAGTACCTTTATAATAGAATCTGCACGCTTACCACTAATAACTCGACCATCTAAAAACTGAACATAGCATGTCTCTATATCTCCATGCCCACAGCAAGCATTCATAACCCCTGGTAACGTTTTTAAACAATCGTCGTGGCTTTCTTTTGTTGGATCATTCCCACAGTGTCCACATTCTCTATTTGCATAAGATTCTACGGTCTTTTTAGTATCTGAATAACGCCATGAATCTTTTTCAAAAACAATTTCATGGCCTCTCCATTTACTCATTTTCATTCTGTTTTAACCTTAAAAGTATAATCCACAAACCTCTCAACTATATTCCTGCTCATAGTCAGATTATTGCTAAACAGACACAGGAAAACACATATAGCTATTTTCCAATCAAGAAAACCCAACCATATTATCGCACCAAAACCCATTAAAACTTCACCGAACCAAAATTTAACATCAAACTTCTTCATTGCTTATCCTTTCGACTTTAAATAAAGAGTAGAGAATAAAAATACAACACCACTTATTAAGACTAAAAAACCAACAACATCATAAACACTAACAACAGGTGGTTCAATTGAAACCCTGTGCTCTATTTTTTCTCCTTCTTCTGTGTGGTATTTTTCTTCTTTAAAAATTAGATCGCTTTGGAAACAATAACATTCACCAAATATCTTCTCAAACAATCCAAACACCAAAAAAATAAGAGATAATCCACTTATAACAAATACGTAATTCATTTGATTAAATCCCCGCTAATTATTTCAACATCTTCACCATTATCTAAAACCAAAACTTTGTTTTCGGGGAATAATGAAGTTAGTTTTGTATGTATATTCGCAATAGATTCCAATGAGTGTGAATGTTTCGACCTATGTACTATCACATCGCCCTTTCCCATCTTTATCTTTTCTATGTTGACTATAGGCGTGTCTCCTATAAAGTCACAAAACTTCATAATTATATGAAATATAGTGTCGGTTTCGGTGTGTATATCATCAGGACTTCTGTTTCTGATATAAGAATAATCACATGCGTCCGGGTGCTTCTTGCCCAGAGCATCTTCATAATAAACATCTGTATTTTCCTTAAAGTATTCACAGAACTTTTCAAACAACGGTTTATTATCTGACATATTATCCAACCTCATCCCTATTATGTTTTCGCCAGAAATTCATAATCTCTTTAAAAAAACCAGCCTTCTGATATCCTTTTTTTTTAGCTATTTGTAAGAAAAATTCGTATTCTGGAGTACCTCTGAGATATTCGATTGTGACTGAAGTTCCTGCGCTCGGTCTGTGTGGCATTACTTAAACTCTCCTTTCGATTGTTTCTGTAATTCTTTTATTAAACCCTTAACTCTTAGCATGTATCCCCTCTATTTAAGAATAATAATTAAAATACACTGAAACTCAACGGTATCAATTTAAACCTCAAATGCATAACTGTATAAATACATTTATTATACACATACCAACACATACACGCAAGCTTAAATTCAGTTTATTCCTTGCAATACAACATGTTGATAAACTAAAATAACCCCTAACTATATAGGGTGGGCATGTTCAAATATATAAAATCTGTGTTCTCCAGAAAAGGGAATAGCGAAGATATTGAGACTAAAAACAATCTCATTCCTCTTGAACAAGGCTCATTCATGGAGTGGGCGCTCGGTCAAGGATCAGGTTTACCTGGCACAACTCAACTCTCTGCACAACGGGCCTTCGAATTCTACGATAAAACCAGCGCAATCTCCACCTCAGTTGATATGATAGCCGATGAAATAGAATTTATAAATCCAGTTATTGAAAAATCAGATGGAAGTTTTACAGATAAATCCCCAGTTTTAGAGCTGATAAATAACCCAAATTCCAACCAAACCAAAACCGAATTTATGGGGGCACTGTCCCGGTATGAAAACATAACGAATAATTTTTATATTTATGCCGGTGGGAACGTCAATCGAAAACCCCTTGAAATTTATGCAGTAAATCCACAAAATATTTCCATTACAGAAAATAGTATTAATTTCCCTGGAAACTTTAGGATAAATAATGGTTTGGGAATAGGAAGTTATAACGAATCTTTAACAAAATCAGGAACTCGTTTTTATGATGGACCATTAAGAGAACTTTATTATATGGCGGGCTTCTCAAGCTCCGTTAGTGAATCAATGGGAAAGTCTAAACTAGTAGCCATAGCACAGGAAATGAAGCAACAGATTTTAGGCGGCAAACATAATCTAAGCTTACTTGAAAAGGGCGGCAGATTATCGCTTGTAGCTTTCTTTGGTGACAAAGCAGACAATGAAACATTAAGAGCAAGAAAAACATATTTAGAGAATGCTTTCGCCGGTGCTGATAAAGCTGGAACAATCGCAGCAATGAACACAGACACCACAGAACTAAAAGAGTTCGGAACGACTAACAAAGATATGGACTACGCTACGCTTGATGGTATTTCAAAAATGGTGTGTTACAATAGATTTAAAATACCACTTCCTTTAGTTTCCATGGATGCAGCAACCTTCTCAAACATGGCAACGGCTGTTATTTCTCTATATGAAAGACCCGTACTTCCTCAATATCAAAAAATTTGCAACAACTTAACAAGATTTTTAATGCCTCGTTTCGGGATAGACCCTAAAAACGAGAGAATCACATACAATCCAGATGATATTCCGGCACTTCAAGAAAAAAGAATTGATATCTTAAAGAAGAAAAAAGACCTTGGAATAGAAACCACCAACGAATTAAGAAGGCAGCTACCTAATAGAGAAGCTTATACAGGTGATGGTGGAGATATTATTTTAGTTCCTGCGAGCGTTCAACCTCTTGATGATGTGGGGATTGAACTATGATAACTAAAATAGAACAACAAAATATCGAAATGAAAAATCAAGCTGAAGAAGATCTTCAATTAAAACTAGATCTTGAAAAAGCTTTTGTTATTGCCTTGGCTTCATTGTTCGCTCGGATCAGAAGAGAGTTTACAGTTACTTATGCAAGGACCGGAACAATTCCTAACGCTCTAAAATATGTTTCTTCTTTCACAGAGGTTTTTAAAAAACAATACGCCAGGGTTCAAAATAAATTTAAGGGGCGTGTGGTTGATAATATCGATCTTCTTGTTCAGGAAGAAATAGATTTATTATTAATTGAGTGGTCAGATCGAACAGCACCAAGACAGGCTGCAATAGTTTCAAATACAACTGGAAAGAATTTTAACCAAGCAGTGAGCGCAGCACAAAGAGACAGTTTGCAGCAAGGCGCATCTTTAAGCAACAGAACAATTGCTATAATTGCCTCAAATATTTTAAAGACTAAATTTAAGGCCAGAAAAGAAAGTATAGCTGTTTATGAAACACAGAACAGCTCAGAAGAAACAAAGTTTATTGAGGCTGATAAAGCTTTAAGAGAACCGAACAAGGAGCCTGAAAAAATATGGCAAACCGTTGGCGATAAATTTGTTAGAGAAACTCACAATAATGCAAACGGACAGAGAAAACCGATATCTCAACCATTTATAATTGGTGGGTTCCAAATGATGAGAGCAGGAGACAGCACAAGAGGTGCTCCACCTAGAGAATTCATGTTTTGACGGTGCAGTATTCAGTATCAAGCTGCCGTGTTAGCAGCATAGGAGATAAAAATGACAAAAACAATTAGCGAAAACGGAATTATAGGAACCTCGGCTGATTTTGGACTCGAAATAGCTAAAGGGAATATAAAAAACTATAGTTCCGAGTTTAAGTTTGCAAGAAACGAAGATATTACATCCACAGAACAAGTTATATGGGATGCTGGCGGGGACTATGTTTGGTTAGATACGGCAGAGAAAATGCTAATTACATCTTCGAGCGGACTTGATGTTTTTGACGGAACAGGTGCAAGGACAGGTGTTATCTTTGGATTAGATAATGACTACGAACAAATCTCTGAATTGTTCACATTTACCGGGGCAACTCCTGTTTTAACCGACAACTCATATTTGAGGGTACATAGAGTTCTTGTCCTTACAAGCGGTACAAATAGCGCTGTGACAGATGCAAATAAAGGAATTATCAATGTAAAAGGTGCTGTCTCAACCGCCGTAACATTCGCACAAATAAAAATAGGGCATGGGCAAACACTTATGTCTCCATACACCATACCAGCAGGTAAAACAGGATATATTACTGGGGCAAGCTTCTCCGCTGGAGAGGGAAAACAGTGTACATTTAGAGGTAAGATTAGAAATACACCTACAAGTGATGGTTCATTTTCAATAAAATATATACTAGATTTATTCGGAAGTGCATTTACAGCAAGCTTTACAGTTCCACTAAAAGTTCCAGAAAAAACAGACATGTGTTTTACAGGGCAAACTACCCAAACATCCATAGATGCCTCGGCAAGTTATGGCATAATACTCATAGATAATTAAGGGATTCAAAATGGGAAAAGAAATAAACACTAAAGAAACAAAATATCTTGAGGTTCCTTTTGAAGTTAAAGAAACTAAAGAAGATGATAAGTTTTTTACCTTTGAAGGGTATGCCAGCACATTTGGGAATATTGATTTAGGGAATGAAATTTGTGTTGCTGGATGTTTTGAGGAAACAATAAGAGATTTAAAAAGATCTAAAACACCCATAAAAGATACTGCCTGGAGCAGCTTAATTCCTTCATTATGGCAGCATAATAGAAGAGAACCTATAGGTTCTTTCATATCACTTAGAGAAGATGCAAAAGGCTTATTTGTGGAGGGGATTTTACCCAAAAAGGATACTCTTGTTTCTGGTAGGGTTATCCCTCAAATGGAAGTTGGTTCTATAAAAACAATGTCGATCGGATACAGAGTAAAAGAGTATTTTAATAACACTGAAACAAATATTTTAGAGTTGATAAAATTAGCCTTGAGGGAAATATCTCTTGTTACCTTTCCCATGAACGAGCTTGCTACAATAA